TCAATTGTTGTATTACCCATATTGTTTGCAGACAAAGATAGATTAGGTGGTGATGCACAATTTGATGAGATGTTGAAAAAAACTCCAACCATCATAGGACAAATCCCAGCAAATCAAACTAAAGGAAATCCTGTACCCAGAGGTGTTGCCGCGATAGGTATGCCTTGGCAACAATGGATATACAATTATAGTGGTGCAGTCGGCCCCATAGAACCATTTTCAAAATCTGCAATAGGTGTTGGTATGATGCTTATTGCTCCAGAGAATGATGGTGTGGTTCGTAGGATGCCTTTGGTGATTCAAATAGATGGACAACTGTATCCATCTCTGTCTATGGAGATACTAAGAACAGCTGCTGGAGATATTAGTTATCAGATGAAAACTGGTGAGGGTGGTGTGGAAGCATTACGCATACCAAAATACAAAAAGATACTGACTGATGCCAATGGTGCTATTTGGATTGATTTCAAATGGAAAACAAAAACCTATGCACTAAACAAATTAACAGACGATGATTCATTTGTAGGAAAGATTGTTATTCTTTCACCTACGGCATCTGGAATAGATAATCCAGTTGCAACCCCAGTGGGTGTAATTCCAAGTCACGATTTGATTGCTGCCTCTGTAACAACTATGATTGCAGGAAGGAACATCACAAGACCCTTCTGGACTGATTTAGCAGAGCTTTCAGTGTCTTTAGTGTTATCATTGATACTAACAGTAGTGGTGTTAACACTAAGTTGGTATGTTGGTGCAACACTATTACCGATATTTCTTGCAGGGACTTATTACGGCAGTTCATACTTATTTACTGAATACAGCTACCTAATTGATTGGTCATATCCTGTATTGACAATGTTTGTAGTTTGGTCTGTTTCTGCATTTCTGCGGTTTATGGAAGAATTTAGATTACGCCAACAGATTAAGAAACAATTTGAACATTACCTTGATCCACGACAGGTTGCTATTTTACAGAAGAATCCAGACGCACTGAAACTTGGTGGTGAACGCAGAGAGATGAGTTTTCTCTTTATGGACATTGTTGGATTCACTCCTATATCAGAACACTATAAGAACAATGATGACCCAGAAGGATTGGTTGAGTGTATCAATGATTACCTAGACCGCATGACCAAGATAGTATTGAATAATGGTGGTACGGTTGATAAATACATGGGCGATTGCATCATGGCTTTCTGGAACGCACCATTAGATTGTGAGAACCATGCAGAGTTAGCGGTTCGTACATCTGTGGAGTGTGCAATAGAAACTGAGAACCTAAAGACTGCGTGGAAAGAGAAAGGATTACCAGAGATTAATATTGGTAGTGGTGTTAATACAGGAACATGTATTGTAGGCAATATGGGTAGTACCACCAGATTTGACTATTCAGTCATTGGTGATTCTGTCAACCTTGCTGCACGATTAGAAGCAACTGCCGCTAGAGGAGATTATAAAGATTATCCAACAATCTATTCTAGTTATACTATGGAACAACTACCTGATACTATGTCAAGTAAAAATATTGGTGAGATTAAAGTTAAGGGTAAAGAGGAACTTATTAAAATTTATTCACCTATTGACAATATCGTAGATACATAGTATACTAAATAACACTTTAAAGGTAAAAAAGATGAGTAATGAAATCACAACAGAGGTGGCAATTCTTAAAAAAGAAGTTGCTGATATAAAATTAATATTTAATCGTCTTGATACCGCTATTGAAAGGATTACTGATGTGTCTTCATCGGTCAATCGTATGTTGGCTGTGCATGAAGAAAGGATAGCTAATCAAGAAGAAGTTGCTAATCGTGCCAATTTAGAATTTACAACAGACATTAGAGAACTACACTCTCGTATTACTACAAACTATAAAGAACTTACTGATATAATGTCAGAACATAGTAAACAAGATGCTATCAATCAACAGATGCTTAGGGACGACCTAAACAACCGAGTTGGTATTCTTGAAAAGTGGCGTTGGATAATTATCGGTGGTTCTATAGTACTCGGATTTATTATTCAAAAAATGCCTATTTGGGGTTGACATCTACCTCTAATTGAGTTATAATTACACCATGTATATAGAAAAAAAATATCTAATGATTGCGTCATCGCAATTGCAGCGATTTAAAAAGACAGGAGACTGCCTGTACAATTTTCGTTGTCCTTACTGTGGAGATTCTCAAAAGTCTTCTACCAAAGCTCGTGGTTTTATTTTCCGTAAAGAATTGAATCTTATATATAAGTGTCATAACTGTGGCGTAGGAGCATCGTTCAGTAATTTACTGAAACACATTGACCCTAAAATTTACAATGACTATATAATGGAGAGATACAAAAAGAATGAACCAGAACTTCCAGACATTGGAAAATTCACTCAACCTAAATTCATGAAGGGGCCTTCACCACTCAAATCACTTAAAAAGATATCGTCATTAAGTCATGACCATCCTGTTAAGAAATTTGTGATGAATCGACAAATCCCTTCTACAGTTCATTTTGAGTTGTTCTTTGCTCCAAAGTTTTATACTTGGGTCAATACTGTTGTACCTAACAAATTCGCTTCTTTGAATGGGGATCACCCTAGATTGGTAATTCCATTCTTTGATGAGAATAGTAAAATGTTTGCGTTTCAAGGGAGGGCATTTGGTAATGAAATACCAAAGTATATTACCATCACTCTTGACCCAGACAAAGATAAAATCTACGGTCTTAATAGACTAGACTCTACAAAACCAATACAAGTAACCGAAGGGCCCATTGACTCTATGTTTTTGGACAATTGTGTTGCTGTCGGTGGTGCTGATTTTAGTAGATTACCTGTAGAGAATACAACTATTATTTTTGATAACGAAAGACGCAATGTCGAGATATTGAAACAAATAGAGAAGACAATATACATGGGTTATAATGTAGTGTTATGGCCTGATGATTTGAAAGAAAAAGATATAAACGATATGATACTATCTGGACTTACTAAAGAAGAAGTACAGACAATAATAAACAATAATTCTTATCAAGGCAACATGGCCAAGATAAAATTCACACAATGGAGAAGACGAAATGCCCGATAATTTTTTACCAACCTCATACCAAGAATTCATTCACCTATCAAGATACTCTCGATGGCTACCAGAAAAAGGTCGCAGAGAAACTTGGAATGAAACTGTTTCAAGATACTTTGATTTCTTTGATGTTCATGTACAGGAAATGACAGGATTTGAAATTACAAAAAAAGATAGAGATGAACTTGAACTTGCCGTACTAGGACAAAAAGTTATGCCCTCTATGCGTTGCTTAATGACCGCAGGAGAGGCGCTCAAGAGGGAGAACATCGCTGGATACAATTGCTCATACGTTGCAGTAAATCGTATTCAAGCGTTTGATGAAATCCTTTATGTTCTTATGAATGGAACTGGAGTTGGTTTTTCTGTTGAAAGACAATTTACATCTGAACTTCCAAAAGTAGCAGAGGAGTTCCATGCATCTGATACTGTTATTACTGTTGCAGATAGTAAAATGGGTTGGGCAAAAGCATTTAAAGAACTGATGGGTATGTTGTATATTGGTCAGATTCCACGATGGGATTTATCTAAAATCCGTCCTGCTGGTGCTCCACTTAAAACTTTTGGTGGTCGTGCTTCGGGCCCTGCACCACTAGAGTCATTATTTAATTTTGTAGTCAATGTACTTGGTAGTTCTGCTGGACGTAAGTTGTCCTCACTAGAATGTCATGACATTGTTTGTAAAATTGCTGAAGTAGTGGTAGTTGGCGGTGTTCGTAGGTCTGCTCTCATTAGTCTTTCAAATCTTTCAGATGATCGTATGCGTCATGCTAAATCTGGACAATGGTGGACAGAAAATCCTCAACGCGCCTTAGCTAATAACTCTGCTTGTTATACAGAGAAACCAGAAATGGGTATCTTTATGAGTGAGTGGAACGCACTCTATGAATCTAAATCTGGAGAACGTGGTATCTTTAATCGTGAAAGTGCTAACAGAATAGCCGAAGCTAGTGGTCGTAGAACCACCGAAGGGCATCACTTTGGCGTAAATCCTTGCAGCGAGATAATATTGCGAGATAGAGAATTTTGCAATTTAAGTGAAGCAGTTATCAGATCGAATGATACTGAAGAAACTTTAATAGAGAAAGTAAGACTGGCTGCCATTCTTGGTACATTCCAATCAACTTTGACTAACTTCAAGTATGTTAGTGCCGCATGGAAGAAAAATTGTTCAGAAGAAAGACTACTTGGTGTATCTCTAACAGGTATTATGGATTGTAAGTTAACAAATGGTAAGTCAAAAGGTCTTGATGTATTACTTGAAAAACTTAAAAATGTCGCAATAGACACTAATAAAATTTGGTCTAAGAAATTAGACATTCCACAATCTGTAGCAATTACTTGTGTCAAACCAAGTGGTACAGTATCACAGCTAGTTAATTCTGCATCTGGTATTCATGCTCGTCACAATCCTTACTACATACGCACAGTTCGCGGTGATAAAAAGGATCCACTTACTTTGATGATGACAGACGAAGGTTTCCCTGTTGAAGATGATGTAATAAACCCAAGCAATACTGCTGTCTTCTCTTTTCCTCATAAAGTAGATAGAGGCGCAGTATTCAGACAAGATATGAACGCAATTGAACAATTAGAATTGTGGTTAATATACCAAAAACATTGGTGTGAGCACAAGCCTTCCGTTACAATTTCCGTTAAAGAAGAAGAATGGATGGAAGTTGGCGCATGGGTTTACAAATATTTTGATTACATGTCTGGAGTATCATTCTTACCATTTAGTGAACATTCATATCAACAAGCGCCTTATCAAGATACCGATAAAGAGGGGTATGACATTTTATTGAAACAAATGCCTAAGAATGTAGATTGGTCTAAATTATCTGAATATGAATCAAAGGATATGACAATTGGCGCTCAAGAATTAGCTTGTGTTGCTGGTTTTTGTGAAATTCAATAATGATGCGGGTAGTAAGGGTCATTGTATGTGACTCATGCGAAGCTGAATTCCATTTCAAACATGACATGGACACTACTGTATATAAATTAGAGTTCTGTCCATTCTGTGGAAAGGAATTAAACCAAGATTTGATAGACGAACTAGAGGATGATGATGACTACATCTGGTAACTGATGTGGTAGAAAAAGCGTTAAATTAAAACCCATAAATAATACAGAACATTTTATTCTGAGATTGTATTTTTGGGAAAAAGATAATGAAAAACGCGATGGGGTTGTTACCAATTCCGACAAAGTGGACACATGATGGTAAGATAATTCAAGAACTTCCAGAAGGTTGTGAAGGATTTGTCTATCTTATAACCAACCTTGCTAATAATAGAAAGTATATTGGTAAGAAGCTCGCGAGGTTTAAAGTTACCAGACCACCACTTAAAGGTAAGACAAGAAAAAGGCGTTCAACAAAAGAAAGTGATTGGAAGGACTATTGGGGTTCTTCTGACCACTTAAACGCTGATGTTTTGTCTTTCGGTGAAGATAAATTCACTAGAGAAATTTTATACTTTTGTTCGAGTAGAGGAATACTAAGTTACTTAGAAGCAAAAGAACAATTTGATCGAAGGGTTTTAGAGTCTGACGAATACTATAATGGCATTATCAATGTTAGAATAGGAAGTTCAAAGATGTTAAAAGAACATTTGAGGATACATAATAATGAACGAGTGGATCGAACAATATAAATCTTATCACGCAGACCGGAATACTCATTATCCCGGCAATAACTTAAAACCACAATTACATCATATCATGGACTTGATTCGTGACATAAATCCAGAAACTTTACTAGATTTTGGTTGTGGTAAGGGTAAACAATATTCTGAATGGAAACATCACGAAGAAATGGGTGTCATGCCCTCTTTGTATGACCCAGCAGTACCAGAGTTTGAACTACTACCTGACGGCCCATTTGATGGAGTATTCTCTACTGATGTAATGGAACACATTCCAGAAGAACAAATTCCAGAAACATTTGAAATGATTTCTAAAAGAGCAGATAAATTTGTTTTTCTTGCAATCAGCACCCAACCAGCTATTGCAATTTTACCAAATGGAGAAAATGCACACTGTACACTAAAACCTATCGAGTGGTGGGTAGATATGTGGAATAAATACTCACATAAAAGAATATACACTCACATCAAAACTTATGGCACTAGTAATGGTTATCAGATACTTAATGAAGACCTTTACATGGAGTTCTTCCTAAATAATTTAACAATTAAAGAAAAGACCCTTGACAAATCCTAAATTTTATGATACTATAGATAAGTAAGATAAAAAAAGGTTTTAAAGATGAGTAAAATCAAAAATCAAGTAATGGATATCGAAGAATTTATTAACGATCACTTAAACAGTGAAAAGTATGAAACTTGGGATACCATTAAATCTGCTGCACAAAAACAATTTAAAGATTTCGATAGCACGATTGATGAAATCATTAAACAAACTAAAAGGAATATGTAATGATTGATTCAAATGTTGCATTTATAATTACTTTATGTTTTGGTATTTGTACATTCATCTGGGGCAGAAAGGCTGCGATTGCACCTGTCACTGAAAGTTTATTGAAAGTTCTTGAAGAACAACACTTTATTAAAATGAGAATTAATAAAGATGGTGTAAAAGAGATAGTTTCTTTAGATGAAGTTAATTAAGGTATTGACTTCTTGATAAGATTGTGTTATAATGGCTATACAAGTTAAAGATGAGAGATGAAATATGACTAAGAAAAAAATAACTACTACGGTTAATGATGGTTGGGTTGAACCTAAAAAACGCAAACCTCGTAAACCTATGACTCCAGAACAAAGAGCGGCAGCTATTGAACGACTTGCTTTGGCAAGAGCAGCAAAAGCACCCGCCAAGAATTCATCTATACACAAATCACTATTAAATTTACCAGAAGACTATTATCTTCATCCTAACAAAATAAAGGAGTGGATTAAGACCCAGAAAGGATTGTTAGCTGAAGAAAAAAGTAATGTACGAAGAAGTGTATCTGGTTCTATTGCAAAGGTTGCTAATCACGAAGGTTATATTCGTAATTTAAATAGTTACCTCAAAAATGGATATTGGATAGATATGTTTTATGGTGAATACCAACAGGGGCGTATCAAATGGGTGACGATAGTACCAAAGGGTTAGACAACAATATAATCAAAGGGCCGTGGACTCACCCTGATGTTAAACCATTGACCGAGAAAAGTTCAAGACTAGCAGATGATATGCAATTCATAGGTGAAGTCACTGAAGGACTTATGATTCCTATGATTCATAATCTTTCAGAAAATGGTGTTGACATTTCATCTGAAGAATTCATAGGTGAAGTTGGGTATATGAATGAAGTATTAAAATCTATACTCTACAGGCATTTTGGTTATAACCACCCTGTGAGTTTATTGATTGCAAAATCAATGATTGTTGATACAGAAGGCGTAAAGGTTCCTTTCGCTGAAATTGATGTAGATATTTTAACAGACATATTAGAAATTATAGAAGAAAGTGAAGATGAACCTAACAGCTGAACCTATTGTATGGCAAAATTTTAGTCCTACAATTTTACAATTTGAAGTGCCAGAAGAATTTATTACTTTGGTTAATAATGCTGGTGATGCCGTATTGGGAGATGAGAGTCTTTCCAAGAAATTTGATTTCTCTGATAACCTTGTTGGTAAGGTATCAAAGGAAGTAAAGATTCCTGTATACGACAAAAAAGAATCTAAGTTCCTATCAGACACACTAAAAAAAGGGTGCCTGACCTACCTAGAACACATGGAAGATTCTAATCGTGCATATGGTTGGACTAAGATGTCGAAAGGCATAAAACCAACCATTGATAATATCCATCTTGCACAGAGTTGGATTGTAAGTCAATACAAACACGAATACAATCCATGGCATACACACAGTGGTAATTTCTCTGGTGTTATTTATCTCAAAATACCAGAAGGTATGGGTGAGGAAAATGCAAAAGAATTTAAAGACCACTATCCATCAACAGGCCTTATTGAATTTATGTATGGCGAAAAGTCTGACTTTAGGAGTGACAATCTTAAATTTGTTCCAGAAGTCGGAATGATGTTAATATTCCCATCTTGGTTAAAACATTCTGTTTATCCATTTTATTCTGATGGTGAAAGAAGGAGTATGAGCTTCAATGCTCATTATAAAATATGATTATTATTGATATGAATCAAATCACAGTAGCTAGTCTAATGATGCATTTGAATATGACTAAATCAAAAGAACCAGATGAGAATATGGTAAGACACATGATTCTTAACTCGGTTCGTATGTATCGTAGTCAGTTTACTGAGGAATATGGCGAGGTTGTACTTGCATATGATTCCAAACATTACTGGCGCCGTGATTTCTTCCCGAACTACAAAGCAAGTCGTAGAAAGGGTAGAGAGAAATCTGACTTGGATTGGGATTCAATCTTTGAGGTTCTGAATAAAATTAAAGCAGAGTTCAAAGACAATCTACCATACAAGTACCTAGAAGTTTATGGTGCAGAGGCTGATGATATTATTGCTACTCTTGTAAAAAACAAACAAGAACCAATTATGATTGTCTCTGGCGATAAAGACTTTATTCAGTTACAGAAGTATCCTGATATAAAACAATATTCACCTATTCTTAAAAAGTATGTAAATGGGTATAATCCAAACACCTATATAAAAGAGCATATACTTAAAGGCGACACTAGTGATGGAGTACCTAATGTTCTATCACCTGATAACACCTTTGTCGATGGATTAAGACAAAAACCTTTAACAAAAAAGAAGATTGAAAATTGGTTGAATATAAATATTGATGATTTACCTGATGAAGTTAAAAGAAATTACCAAAGGAATGAAACTCTTATCAGTCTTGATAAGATTCCATCTGAGTTGGAGACTGAAATTAATGAAGTCTTTAACAATGCTCCCTGTGGTGACCGTAGTAAACTATTAAATTATTTTATACAATCAAGATTGAAAAATCTTACTGAAACAATTGGAGAATTTTAACATGGCTAAGCCAGAAGAAACATATACACCCCTCTTTTCAGAGATACTTGAAAAAGTAGGAAAAGCAAAAACTAAAGCACAGAAAGTACAACTGTTACAAAAACACAACACTGACGCATTAAGAATGTTGCTGAAAGCTTCATTTGACCCTACAAAAGAATGGGTCTTCCCAGAAGGTGCAACACCATACACACCTAATGATGCACCCGAAGGTACAGATCATACAGTACTTTCAATGGAAGCAAAGAAACTTTGGCATTTCATCAAAGGCGCTGACCCTCTAACAAAACAACATCAGAAAGAAAACATGTTCTTTCAGTTACTAGAGTCGTTACACGAAAGTGAAGCAAAACTTTTAGTTATTGCAAAAGACAAAAAACTACATCAAGCTTATAAAGGTCTATCTGCAAAGGTAATCCAAGAAGCATTTGGTTGGGACGAAAACTTTATGATTCCAGAACCAGATGTATATCCACAAGGTTCTCGTTCTGCTAGTGGACTTGTTGATTAAAATAAACTAAAGGTGTGAATGTGCAGAAGTTTATTGACCCCCGCATTGAACAAATAGTAACTGCTGAGGCTGCTCGTCAATTTAATACGGTAGAACTAATCGCAAGTGAGAACTTCACTAGTCCAGAAGTAATGGAATTGTGTGGTAGTATCTTAACCAATAAGTATGCAGAAGGTTTGCCCGGCAAAAGATACTACAATGGTTGCGATGAAGTTGATAAGGTAGAAGACCTTGCCATTGAATACGCAACTAAATTATTTGGTTGTAACTTTGCAAATGTTCAGCCTCACAGTGGTGCAAATGCAAATCTTGCGGTATTCAAAACATTCTTAACGCCCGGCGATTTAATTGTTAGTATGGACTTGTCTAGTGGTGGTCACTTATCACATGGTGCGAAGGTTAACATAAGTGGTAAGTGGTTCGTCACTAAGAGTTATGGCGTTGATGCTGATGGAATTATTGATTATGATGAAGCAGAAAAACTAGTATTAGATAATAATCCTAAAATGATTATTGCAGGAGCAAGTGCATATAGTCGAGTGATTGATTGGAAACGATTCAGAAAAATGGCAGACTCGGTAGGTGCAATCTTACTTGCAGATATCAGTCACTACTCTGGACTCATTGCTGGTAAATCATATCCTAATCCATTTCCTTATGCAGATGTTGCAACCACCACCACACACAAAACTTTACGAGGCCCTCGCGGTGGTATGATTTTGTGGAACGATAAAGAATACAGTAATAAAATTAACAGTGCAGTATTTCCCGGCACTCAAGGTGGGCCTCTGATGCACATCATTGCCGCTAAAGCACAATGTTTCTACGAAGCATTACAACCAGACTTTCAGTTATATACTAAACGTGTAATAGCTAATGCAAATATAATGGCACAGACATTCATAGATGCTGATGTAGAAATAGTATCTGGTGGAACACAATCTCATATGTTTACTATTAACTTGAATAAAGAAAAGTATAGTGGTCGTGAATTTGCAGATTTACTAGAACAAAAATCTATTACTGTAAATAAAAATGGTGTTCCTAACGATACTCGCGGTTTTATTGAAACCTCTGGAGTTAGAATCGGAGTTGCAGCAGAAACCACCAGAGGTAACGATGAAAGGTGGTTTAAAGCTCTTGCAGAAATAATGATTCGATATTTAAGGTCTTAAAAATAATACTTAAAATGTCTTGACATTGATTCATAAATGGAGTATAATAGTTACACAAGATAAAAAAAGATTAAAAGTCATGACTCAGTTGGCACTCTCTCTCTCTCATCTCAAACGCCAACTGGGTCACTTTATTTCAATAATTAGATGAGAAATTTAAAATGACAATTATTGAAATATCTCTTAAAATGAATATTATTGACATCTCTGGTGGAAGTAAACATCAAAGAAAACTCTGTAATTCAGTTATTAAGTATATGATTAAGAAATTATTACCCCGCCACAGAACACTACAAGTTAATGTTGAACTAACAAATATACAAGATGACGCAACAGGCTATTGTATGATTGGTGATAATAATCGTGAGTTTTATATTGAGATAGATAAGAAACTTAATATAAAGGATATGGTTGTTGCCATTTGTCACGAAATGATTCATGTGAAACAATATGCTCGTAAGGAAATATCTGATTGGAATGGTTTAGACCAACCCAAATGGAAAAACAACCTAATCAGTAAAGATTGTGGATATTGGGATTGGCCTTGGGAAAAGGAAGCCTATAGTTTAGAATATCAGTTTGCTGATGAATGTTGGGAAAAAAATATAATATGATTAACTTGACTGAATTTGTAGTTTTGATAAGTCTTTCTGTTGCTGCTCCAGAACAGATGTTTACAAATAATGAAACAATAAACTTTGATATACCACAAGAAGAAATAACTTGTCTTGCTGACAATGTATATCATGAGGCACGAAATCAAAGCACTGGCGGTTGGTATGCTGTTATTGCTGTTACTTTGAATAGAGTAAAAGATTCACGATTTCCTAATACAGTATGTGAAGTTGTTAAACAAGGCGAACACAGACCTAGTTGGAAAGGCACTGGCGAATTGATACCTGTTCGTAATCGTTGCCAGTTTAGTTGGTATTGTGATGGTAAGTCTGACACTATTAATAAAAGAAGTATAAAACAATATAAAGATATTACAGAGCTTGCAACTATAGCATTAATTTCTAATGTAGTCTTGTTAGATATAACTGATGGTGCTACACATTACCACGCAGATTATGTCAGTCCTTCTTGGGCCAAGACTAAAACAAAAACTATAGAGATTGGAGATCACATATTTTATCGTTGGGAAAGGTGAAATAAAAGATTTTCTCTTGACAAAACAACAATAATTTGTTATAATTACACCTATGAATATATTTTACTTACACAAAGACCCTGTAATATGTGCAGAGTATCACATAGATAAACATGTAGTCAAAATGCCTATAGAATACGCACAACTGATGTCAACTGCACACAGAGTGCTTGACGGAGAGTTGTATCTAGGCAAAACTAAGAATAATAGAAACATTAAAAGATGGCGATTGTCTGATGAACGAGAAGATGTATTATACAAAGCTTCTCACATTAACCACCCATCTGCAATATGGGTTCGCGAGTCTGTCGAAAACTATTTGCAAATGTACAAACTCTACAGGGCAACACTTGCAGAGTATACAAATCGTTATGGTAAAGTTCATGGTTCAACCAAACCATCAATGTTGCTTAAAGACCCACCATTGAATATTCCTTTTAAGAAAGGAACACCAATGCCTCAATGTATGCCTGAAACATGCAAGGTGGTGGGTAATCCAATCCTTGCTTATAGAAAGTACTATATAACAGAGAAAAGTGGGTTTGCAACTTGGAAGGGTAGGGAGAAACCAGAATGGTACAGGACGACAACATGATATATGATCGACTACTCAGAAGGCAAATCTTAGGAACAAGTGCTGAAGAAGATGCTAAAGATAAAAAGGAAAAAGAAAATCATTCTAAATATTACAATGATTCTTCTTTAAGTATTATGGAAATGGACATGAGAGCTCTAACAAAATCTTACTATGCAGCACTTGAAAGAATTAAGATGTTAAGTGAAGAACTCCGATTAATTAAGGAAGAAAAAAAATAATGCCAACATATACAATAATGAACACTGAAACTAATGAAGAAATGGATACTATGTGTTCTTGGGATGAACTAGAAACTTTTCTGGAAGAACACCCTGCATTTAAATCAGTTGTAACTGCTCCTGCTCTTATTAGTGGTGTTGAAGGTAGAAGTTATAGAACAGATGACGGATTTAAAGAAAATATGTCTAGGATTGCAGAGGCACACCCAAACTCTCCATTAGCAGACAAATTTGGTTCAAATAGAGCACACAAAGAAATTAATACAATGGGTGTTCTTAATAAACATAAGATAAAAAGTATAGGAAAATCTCACGATTTAACTGCAATTGCACGAGAATATCGTCAAGGTCAGTTAGTAAAATAACTAAATAGTATTGTATGGATTCAATATAAGCTTATGTTTTCAGTTTTCATACACCTAAGCAACACACTGTGTCTTCTACGCATTGACACAGTGTGTTGCACTCTCTTAAAGGATTGGTAATGGCAAATAAAAAAGATATCACATTCAGTCAACTAACTAAAATTACTCCTGTTACAGACAGTCAACAATCAGTATTTGACTCTTGGAAAGACGATAAGAATCAATTTCTATTCGGTTGTGCTGGTACAGGAAAGACTTTCGTTTCTCTATACCTCGCATTGCAACAAGTATTGAATCCTGAAACTCCATACGATAGAGTTATTGTAGTACGATCACTTATACCTACAAGAGAGATTGGATTCTTGCCGGGCGATGAGGAAGACAAGGCTGCACTTTATCAAGTACCATACTCTAACATGATGCAATTCATGTTTGAACAACCAAACGAACAAGCATTTAGTATGCTGTATGATCGTTTGAAAGCACAAGGAAGTTTTTTCTTCCTATCAACATCCTTTCTTAGAGGTTTGACTTTCGACAATAGTATTATCATTGTTGATGAATGTCAGAATCTAAACTTTCATGAACTCGATACCATCATTACTAGGGTAGGTCAAAATTCTAAGATTTTCTTCTGTGGAGATTTTGCACAATCTGACTTAACTAAAAACAATGAGAAAAATGGACTAATGGACTTTTTACAAATATTGCAAAATATGAATGAGTTCAATTGTACAGAATTTAATATCGGAGATATTGTTCGTTCAGGATTTGTGCGTAACTACCTTATCCAAAAAACAAAACTAGGGCTAGGAATAGTATGATTAAAAACTATCAACAATGTCTGGACATGATTCTGCACCACGAAGGTGGATATGTAAATCACCCAAAGGATCCCGGCGGGCAAACTAATCTTGGTGTTACTAAAAGAGTATATGATGCTTGGGGTGGTAAAAAAGAAATGAAAGACCTAACGGTTGAAGATGTTGCTCCTATCTATCGAAAGAATTATTGGGGAAGGGTCAAAGGTGATAACTTACCAAATGGTCTTGATTTGTGTGTGTTTGATTTTGGTGTTAATGCTGGAACTAGTCGGGCTGCGAAGTATCTACAAACACTTGTGGGTGCAACCTCTGATGGTGCAATCGGGCCTAATACTATACGCATAGTCAATTCTTATGTAGAACGTGTTGGTCTGAAAGAAACGATTACAGAATATCAATCCAGAAGACAAAAGTATTATGAAAGGTTAAATACCTTTGAAACTTTTGGTCGGGGTTGGACTCGCAGAGTAGAAGAAACAACATCAGCTGCTCTGGAAATGTTGAATGAAATTGACCCTATACAACATGTACTAAATGATTTATATAATCTAAAATGAGGTGTTGTTACTTGACAATAGCATACAGTTGTGTTATAATAATAACTTAATATTATGGTAGGAAATCTAAATGAAACATACACATAAACCAGTATATCTGGCTGAAATAAATGCAACTAACAAAGATGGTATTCGTTTATATGAAACACCAGAGGGTAATAAGTACCCATCAATTACTACTGTCCTCTCAGTACGCAATAAACAAGGTCTGAACGCATGGCGCAAGCGTGTTGGTGATGATGTAGCAAACTACATTTCACGCACGGCTGCAGCTCGTGGTACTGCGGTTCACCATATGTGTGAAGATTATTTGAATAACGAGGATATGCAAAAGCATACCAAGAACTTTTTACCTCACGCACTTTTTACACAACTGCGTGATAATGTATTAAATCGTGTAGACTATATTCTATCTCAAGAGGCAGGACTTTACAGTGACAAATACAGAGTTGCTGGTAGAGTTGATTGTATTGCCGAGTTTGATGGTGTATTGTCTATTATTGATTTTAAGACATCTACTAATCCACGCAAAGATGAATATAATGAATCTTATTATATCCAAACGGCTGCGTATGCAGAGATGTTTGAAGAACGCACAGGAATTGAAATCAACCAGATTTGTATTCTTGTTGTTACACAAGATGGCGAAGTCCAAGAGTTTGTAAAAGATAAAAAAGAATATCTACCTCGTTTGGTTGAAACTATTGCTGAATGGGAATCACAAAACAAAAAAGTCATTGATAAAGTTGCGGTCTAAGACTATCAATAACTATAATATATTACGGAGAATAAATGATTTCTTTATTATTAATTCCCTTTACCAGCTTCTTTCTTATGATGATTATGCTAAGCACATACGGAGAGATTATAGAAAATAAAAATGGACTTGAAGAATATTGGATTATAGTATATTTACAAGTTTTATTTTGGATAGCAAAAAGTTCATGTTGGTATTGTTGTCCATCATATGCAAAATGCGAAAAACATAAAGAGAAAACCCATTGACACAGAGGGACTTTTGTGTTATTATTAATAGTAATAAAAGGATAGCTTATGCTACAAATGCAAACACCTAAATCATTTTCACTAGAAATTGAAAAGGTTGCCTTAGAAAAAAGGATAACTCATATGGATGCCGTAGTTTGGTATTGTCAGAAAAACGAGATAGAACCCGAAACTGTGGGTAGACTAATCACTAAGGGCCTCAAAGAGAAAATTGAGGCAAATGCAAGAGATTTAAATTTCTTGGTCGAAAAATCAGCACAACTACCGATATAGGAGATATGGTAATGGACATTGGTGAAGTTAAAAATGCTTTTGGGGTCTTAGAAGGTATGCAAATCAAAAAACCTGACACAAAGACAAAAGATAGAATAAAACAATTAGAATATGAATGTGCTGAACTGCAAAGGGAAAATGTACAGCTAACAGAACGATGCAAAAAACTTGCAAGTCGTATTCCAGAATGGCCAAAGGGTTATCGTCCTACTCGCAAAGCCTTTGGTGGAGAAAAACGAAATGAACGTAGAACCCATTGATATAATGGGAACAACGGTGAATAGACATCTAGTTTACGGAAACGGAGAGTCTCGCCCCAGAGAACCAATTACAGGTGATGGATTTACTAGTTGGGGGTGTAATGCAATTTATCGTCATTTTACTGTTGACAATCTGGTTGCAGTAGACTATAATATGCAACAAGAGATATACCACTCAGGGTATGCTCTTAAAAATAAATCTTGGTTTACTGATTGGAGTATTCTACCAGACTTTGATGCAAATCTAATGAAAATGGGTTGGGCTGATACTGATGGTGAAATCTTTGAAACTGAAAAACACTTTAAAACAGATTGCGTAATTCAAGGTAAAACAAGAGAACTAGTTGAAAGCAATATTCTTCAAGCAATGTCACAAAATTCAAATTTAGTTGAACAGGATTTAAGACAGAAGATGGAAAAGGATATTGGATTATACATTACTTGGGTTGATAAAAAAGACCAAGTAAATGAGATAGGCTATCCTAGAGGATGGTCTGCTGGGAATACTGCACTATATCTTGCTTGCAAGAGTGGTGCAGAGGAAGTGTATATGTTAGGTTTTGATGGAAGTCATTATTCAAAGCCACTAAATAACATATACAAGGGTAGTAAGAATTATCTACCTGAAGGAAGTCGTGGATTTAACACGATTAACTGGGACTACCAATTTAGAATGGTGCAAAGGGATTTTCCTAATGTAAAATTTTATAAAGTAGGAACAGATTTAACATACGATGATTTATACAAAAACATACGTTAACATAAGGAGACTTAAATGTCACTAGACGCACTAAAGAGAAGTAATTCTCTAGATAAGTTACTTGGCGAAGTACAAAAGCAAAACGCACCTCAAGAAAAGAAGTCCTACAAGGATGACAGACTGTGGAAACCTGAACTAGATAAGTCTGGTAATGGTTATGCAGTAATTCGTTTCTTACCAGCAGTTGAAGGTGAAGATATGCCTTGGGCAAAGGTTTGGAATCACGCATTTCAAGGCCCTACAGGTCAATGGTATATTGAAAACTCTTTAACCACTGTTGGACAGAAAGACCCTGTTTCTGAAATGAACTCTCAGTATTGGAATACAGGTATTGAATCTGACAAAGAAATCGCCCGTAAACAGAAAAGAAAGTTGCAATACTTCTCTAACATATATGTTGTTTCTGACAGCAAACACCCAGAGAATGAAGGTAAAGTCTTCTTGTTCCGTTACGGTAAGAAAATCTTTGATAAGATTATGGCTTCAATGCAACCAGAGTTTGAAGATGAAACACCAGTAAACCCATTTGATTTTTGGGAAGGTGCTAACTTTAAACTGAAGATTCGTAAGGTTGCTGGGTTCTGGAACTATGACTCATCTGAGTTTGAGAAACCATCTGCACTATTTGATAATGATGCTCAGATTGAAGGTATATGGGGACAACAATATGCTCTTGCAGAACATACTGCTCCAACCAACTTCAAGTCTTATGAAGAACTAAAGACTCGTCTTGATGCTGTTCTTTCTGGTTCTGTTACTGTTGGTAATGTAGCTGAGAAGATGTCAGACGAACCTGTAGCTGATTCTGTGGTAAGTACTAAGCCAGTGGATAATACTCCACCGAGTGCAGTAGATTCCTCAGATGATGATACTATGGACTACTTCCAAAAACTTGCTGGATAAAGGTAAAGTGTAGTAGATTAAGAGGTAGGAGAAATCCTACCTCTTTTTTTTATATAGCGTAAGATGATGCTCTTTGGAAGATTGGGTCTGGATTACCAATATAAGACACAGTAGATGAATTGTTAGTTGTATTGGTAGATGAAGTGACATTGTTTGGAGCCACAACAATTGATGTACTACCACCACCATTACCACCACTACCACCTTTCATCATTTCTGCGGTTCTTTGTGCGTTAACTATCTGGCCTGGCTGGCTAGGAACAAATAACTCTTGACCTCTTTCACCAACTACATATGGTTGTCCTGCTCCAACTGAGCCACCTTCTGCCCTTCCTTCAAGTGGTTGATCTTTAGAATCATCACCCATTCCAAGAAAACTCAAAACTTTTCCAACGCCGGGAATTCCCTTCAGAAAACCTGTGTAGTCAAAGTTAAATATATCAGAGAAGAAGTTTCCTATCGCATCAAACAGACTTTTTATACCATCAGCTATAAATTGAATAGGATCAAGTTTTCCAACTTTTGCTTTAAAGTCATCAAATCCAAATAAACCAGCAACAAAACCGACTAGTTTGAGAACCAAATCAGGTATAAATCCTAGAATAAATCCCATAAATTTAGCTATACCGACTTTAAGTGCTTCACCAACACTACCAGTTTCTTCCAGAGTCTTTTGAAAATCAGTAAATGCAGATTTAAGAGCCAAGATAACTACAGCAATTCCAGCTGCAATTGCTATAATCGGTAAAAGTGGAATTATCATGGCTCCAAAGGATGCAGCCATCGCAGTCACAGCAGGTAGAAAAGCTACTAAAGCTTTAATCTTCATCATAAGAAATTGTGCTGCTGTACGCGCCATGGTTTTTCCAGTAGCCAACATGCTTGATACCATCCCACTCACAGCAGGTAGAAAA